GGCAGAGAGATTCTGTTATAGATCCTGACAACTTACACGACGAGTCTTTAAAAATACCTCAACTACATTCCAAGTATTATACTCTTTATAATACAATTACTCTTCTTCGTGAAAGAGCAAGAGAATCTTATAATAGAGTTAAGTTAGAACGCTATAACTACTACTCTGGAAAGGCACCAGCAGAGGTCTACGAGCAGGATCCATTTCCCTATAAAGTAAGAGACAAAGAGGCACTACAGAGGCATATGGATGCCGATGAGAGGTTAAATAAAGTTGAGATGAAAATTAGATATTATGATGTGATGCTTAAATTTTTGGAAGAAATTATTAAGACAGTTTCTAATAGGAATTATTCTATCAAAAATGCAATTGATTGGCATCGCTTCCAATCTGGTTTTAATTGAGGCAGAAATGCCTCTTTTTTATTGCAAATAAATACTAATAACTGAAGTGATATTGTGTCGCATCTTGTTATTTCTAAAAAGAATGAAATATTTTTGCAAGTAAAAGCAGAACCTCATGTTTATTATGAATTGAGAGATACCTTTCAATTTGAGGTTCCTAATGCAAAATTCTCTCCTGCCTATAAGAATAAATGGTGGGATGGGTTTATATATTTGTTTAATGTAGATAAGCAGGAAATATATGTTGGTCTTTTAGATAAAATTATTCGTTTTTGTGAGGACCACGAATATACCTATGAGTTTCAGGATAATAAGTTTTATGGTCTTCCTTTAGAGGTAAATGAAGGCATCTCAAAAGAAGGTGTCAAAGACTATATGAATTCTATTTGTTCTTACTCTCCACGCGATTATCAAGTTGAGGGAGTATACGACGCTTTAAGACATAATAGAAAGTTGTTGATATCTCCAACTGCCTCTGGAAAGTCGTTGATGATATATGCGATTGTGAGATATTATGTTGAGAGGCAACAAAATATTCTTGTAGTTGTCCCAACGACTTCCCTAGTAGAACAACTCTATAAAGATTTTGCAGATTATGGGTGGGATGTTGGTTCATTTTGTCACAAGATTTATGCAGGAAAAGAAAGGGAAACAGATTCGCAAGTAATTATCACAACCTGGCAATCTATCTACAAACTTCCTCGTCAATATTTCTCAAGATTTAATGTGGTAGTTGGAGATGAGGCACACCAGTTTAAATCAAAGTCATTAATATCTATAATGACTAAACTTTCTGATGCCAAATATCGCTTTGGATTTACTGGAACGCTAGATGGAACTGAAACTCATAAGTGGGTATTAGAAGGTTTATTTGGTCCTTCTTATAAAATTGTTAATACTGATGAATTAATGCAAAAGGGTCATCTAGCCAAACTTGATATTAAAATTTTACTTCTTAAGCATAAACCACAAAGATTTGAAGTCTTTGAGGACGAAGTTCAATATATTATCAATCACAGTCAAAGAAATAACTTTATTAAAAATCTTACATTAGATTTAAAAGGAAACACTCTTGTTCTTTTTAATCGCGTAGAAAGCCACGGGCAACCATTATTTGAACTCATAAATAATAATACATCTGAAAATCGTAAGGTCTTTTTTATTCACGGTGGAGTGGATACTCAAGAACGCGAAGAAGTTAGGGCAATTACTGAAACTGAATCAAATGCAATTATCGTTGCATCTTATGGAACATTCAGTACTGGTATTAATATTAAAAATCTTCATAATGTAATTTTTGCTTCACCATCTAAATCCAGAATCAGGAATCTACAATCAATTGGTAGAGTTTTAAGAAAGGGTGATAACAAAATAAAGGCAACTCTATATGATATTGCCGATGATATTAGTTATAAATCCAGAAAGAATTATACACTCAATCATCTAGTAGAACGAATTAAAATTTATAACGAAGAAAACTTTAATTATGATATTGTAAATATACCGCTTAAAAACTAATGGGAGAAGATTTTTACGCAGCAATTAAACTAGTTACAGGAGAAGAAATATTCTCATTAGTCTGTGTCGATGAGAATGATGGGGATCCTATTATAGTTCTTCAAAATCCTGTCATTATGAAAGTTGTTACAAATCATATCGGACAGTATGTCAAGGTAAAACCATGGATGGAAATACCTTCTGATGATTTCTTTATCATTAAATATGACAAAATAATTACTATGACTGAAGTTAAAAAAAGTCAAATGGTGGAATTTTATGAAAGATATCTCAACGATAAAGATGTTGATATTGAAATTGATGGTAAGGTAAAAATATCTGATAAGATGGGATATGTATCGACAGTAGAAGATGCTCGTAAGAATTTAGAGAATATATTTAATATTGACTTTAAAGATCTTAAAGAAGGCTAAGCTACTTGTCTTCAAACCTAACAAAGGTATTATACTGATAAATTAGACTCTTGTCAAGTCCTCAAAGTATGGTATAATTGACATAACATAAAATTATATAAAAAGACAAATACTATGTCTAAAAAGAAGTCGGAACATTATGTAAATAATAAAGAATTGTTAGAATCGATGATTGTTTATCGATCAAAGGTTGAAGCATCTTTCTTAAAACTTAATGATAGAGAACCAACTAGACAAGAGAGAGGAAAATGCTGGGAGGGAAAACCAAGAATACCAAACTATCTTGGCGAATGTTTTTTGAAAATTGCAACACACTTATCATATAAACCAAACTTTGTGAATTATATGTTCCGTGAAGATATGATTTCTGACGGTATTGAAAATTGCGTTCAGTACATTCATAATTTTGATCCAGAAAGATCTACTAACCCTTTTGCCTATTTTACTCAAATCATTCATTATGCCTTTCTTCGTCGTATTCAGAAAGAGAAGAAGCAACTTGAAATTAAGACTAAAATTATTGAAAGAACTGGATATGATGAAGTTATGACAATTGATGATGGAGTACTTTCTGGCAACAATTCGGAATACAATAGTATGAAAGACGCTATTCAATATCGCAACAATAATCGCTAATGGAAGAATCTGTGCTATACTTACAGTCTAGTTAAAATCTGCTATGCGTATTGGAATACTGACAGACACTCACTATGGTGCAAGGAAAGGTTCTAAACATCTTCACGATCACTTTGAACTCTTTTATAATAATGTCTTCTTTCCTGCTCTGAAAGAACACGGGGTAGAAGCAGTTATTCATATGGGTGATGCTTTTGATAGTCGTAAGTCAATTGATTATCAAAGTTTGGAATGGGCAAAGCGTGTTGTATTTGAACCTCTTTCCAAATATGAAACTCATATGATTATAGGAAACCACGATTGTTACTACAAAAATACCAATAATGTCAATTCCCCAAGTCTCCTTCTAAAGGACTATCCCAACATCAAAACTTATAGTTCTCCACAAACCGTTAAAGTTGGTGGTCTGGATATTATGATGATTCCATGGATTTGTAGTGAGAACTATGATGAAACACTACAACAAATTAAAAAGTCCAAAGCAAAGATTGCTATGGGGCATTTAGAACTTCAAGGATTTCGTGTCAATAAGAATCTTGTAATGGAAGATCACGGAACAGATCCAAAAATCTTTGATAAGTTTGATAAAGTATTTTCGGGTCATTATCACACTCGTTCAGATAATGGGAAGATTTTTTATCTAGGAAATCCTTATGAGATGTTTTGGAATGATGTGAATGATACGAGAGGATTTCATATTTTTGATACGGAAACCCTAGAGCATACTCCAATTAATAATCCTTATAAATTATTCTATAACATTTACTATGAGGATACTCCATATCAAATGTTTGATGCTACCGAGTATCAAAATAAAATTGTAAAAGTAATTGTTCGTAAAAAATCAAAACCAAAAGACTTTGAAAAATTTATTGATAAACTTTATACTGTTGGAGTTCAAGAATTAAAAATCATAGAGAACTTTGATATTCAGGAAAATGAAGAGTTTGAAATTAGTGAAGATGAAAATACTTTAACAATCTTAAACCGTTATATTGAAGAGGCAGAGTTCAGTTATGATAAGAGTATTATCAAAGGAATCTTTCAGGATCTTTACCAGCAAGCTTGCGAAGTAGAGTAAAATGTTTCTTCTTACACTCAAAGATCAAAAAGAAGATGGTGCATATGCGGTTCAAAACCGATATGGAGAAAAAGTTTTATTTTTGTTTGAGGATGAGGACGATGCAGTTAGATATGCTATAATGCTTGAAGATCAAGAAGAAACTGAAATGGATGTTGTGGAAGTTGATGATGAACTTGCCATAAAAACCTGT